TATTTTATTATTATTATTATTATTACGGCATGAATCCTGTAGACACTAACCCTTTGAAGGGCCTGAGTCCCGAAGACATGAGCAACCTCTTTAAGAGTCTCACGATCGGATTCAAGTCACTTGGAGCCCAGGCCTTCGCTAGCGCGCGGCCCGAGCTTAAGTTGGTGCCCACGGTTTCCGCTACGGCGGCAGTAGGATGGCTTGCGACGATCGCAACGACCGCTAAAGCCCTTAAGAAGGTTTTGGCTCTCCTGCCCAGTTGGCAGACGGTCAGCCCGGCTTCTCAGCCGAAGTACGAGTACACTGAGAATAACCGAGACCAGTTTTCCACCCTGCAGAAGATCTCCGACGTGAGTTGGTGGTTGCTGCTTGCTGCAAGCATTGCTTCCCTTCGTCACCGAGAGGTGACGAAGGATTATCCCGTTTGGGATTCTTTTGGCTTCAGCACTGATGTGAAGGTGCTGTGCCGCCCTCGCAGATGGGGCCTCGCCTTCATTGGCTTGAACGTTCTGCTCTGGGTCGTGCGCACCGCATGGTCCAAATTCAAGTCGCCTATCGGCGCTACTCTTTCGACGAAGGTCATTGAGTACACTAAGCAGGCCGGGCCGCTTAGTTCCAGCCAGGCGCGGCAGGTCTTCAATGACACGCCTCTGGTGGTCACTGCTCACCCTGTGCAGAACCATTCCCACGGCGACGCAGCTCAAAAGCGCAATGCCGGCAGCGCGACAGCAGCGCTTGTGGCCCACCAGCTTGGCCTGGAGCCCTATTACGTGCAAATGTCGAACTCAGACAAGCGAAACAATCGCGAAGGGGACCGCTCTTTTCATTGGGCGAAGGATTTGTCTCTCGAGGCCAGTCCGTTCCACTTCAATCCCGAGCGCTACGCTTCCGTCATGGTTGATGTCGACGAGCACATGGACATGCCCCATTTCCTGGCGAATTACCCGGGAACGCATTTTCTGTCCACTTTCCAGCCAGGCCAAGCTGCTAGGGCTGAAGGGGAATACACTTATCGATTCAAAGATGATGGTGTTGTTTCCTACCGGGTGTCCGGCGGTGCTGAGTATGAGCATCGAATTTGGGACTATGCTGGAGACACGCTCGTCGTTGAGAAGTCCGGTTTTTCAATCAAAGAGGTCGTTGCATATCACGTCGACCGCAAGCGTTTGGACGATGACCACCAGCTCATCATGCTTTCGCTCCTGGCGCGTTTCAAGCTTCCGAGCTTGTTTCCCACGCGCCTTGTAGTGGAAGGTAGAAGCTTGGTTAGATTCAATCCTGTGTTTGGAAACCACGTGGTCGTTGACCTCGTGAAAGCTGACGGTTTGTACCGCAGTGTGGCCATCAAAGGCCAAAACCTCAGCGTCACACAGAAGAAGATGGCATTCGATGCTGTCCACGCTGTTGCCATGATTGCTAAAGTGCCGATTACCCCCGGCATGGTTGACTCCAACATTTCACCGCCGGGCAAAAATGGCATGCCTCAGTTCAAACTGGGGCCCGGAGAGGCTGCTGTGATTGCAAGCTACATTAGAGAGGGAGTCCCGTTGTTCCCGCCTGTTGTTTATCCTCCGTCCGAGTGTTTAGTTCCTATCTACTACAACAAGAATGGACACGACAGCCGCGTTCCGTTGGCTGGCTTTGGGTCTCCCTTGATAGGGCCCAACTACGCCCATGCCGACGACATTGCGTCAGATGAGGCATGCATTTCTGGTAGGGTCGCTGCGTTTGCAGACCGAGAGTTTGAAGACAACATTCCCCCGACGCTTGCCAAATACATGACCGAGTTCGCCAAGTTCGTCATCTCTGACGAGCTTGTAGGGACCGGAAGGCCTGTGGATCATGAGGTTGTCCACGAGCGCCAAGACCGCCCGTCTCAGAGACACATTCTTGACGAGGCAGAATCCTCAGGGCCGTTTTACAAACGCCTCTTTCGAACGTTCAAGAAGAAGGAGGAGTACGGCAAAGTGACTGATCCACGCAACATTACCACCGTCACTCCCGAGGCCAAGCTTAAGAATTCTCGCTACATGTACGAGTTCCACGATAGAGTCATGAAGCAATTGAAGAATTACGCTTTCAACAAAACGCCCAAGGAAATTGCGGCTTTTGTTGCCCACTTGCTTAGAGGGCAAGTGAAGGCCGTCATGGCTGACGGTAGCCGGTTTGACGGTCACGTCATTCGGCGCGCTCGCATTCTGGAGCGCATGCTCATGCTGCGGTTTTTCCATTCGAATTACCACGCAGAGCTCAATGAGACGCTCGATGAGCAAATTGGCATGCCAGGGACTACTGAGAACGGGTTTAAGTATAACAGCTTTTACACCAGAGGGTCTGGCACGCTTGAGACGTCTGATTTTAATTCTCTGCTCTCCATGTTCATTGGTTACTGCGCTTGGCGCAACACTGAGATCGTGGTCAGCGGAGTCCGCCACAAGTGCAATGGCGATGAAGCCTGGGAGCGCCTGGGTCTTTACGGAGGCGATGACAGCATTGAAGGCGCTGTATCATAATCTGCGCTACAGAAAGCTGCTAAGCTCATGGGACAAGACTATGAGATTGAGGTAGTTTATGAAGGCCAGATGGGCGTCAACTTCTTGAACCGGTATTATTCGAAGGACGTGTTCTATGGAGATGAGAACTCCATGGCGAATCCAAAACGCCTCCTGTCCAAGTTGTTCATAGGGCCGGCCAATTTGCGAGATCCGCTTGAGCGGTTCGCAGAGAGAGCTTCTGGCTATTATAGAATGGACCAAAACTCGCCGGTTATCGGCCCCATCACGAGAGTTGCACACAAACTGCTTGGTGATCGAACCGAAGGCTTGCTCATGCCCTGGGATGGCAAGCATTCCCTTGAGTCCAACTGGCCCAATCAGGACTCGGGATGGATGTACGACTGGTTCAACCATTGCATCCCGGACTTTGACCACACGCGTTTCGCTGTGTGGCTTGTCCAAGTCGAGGCCAGCGGAGACGCAGCCCGACTTCTCCAGGCGCCGCTTTGCACGGCTGCTCCTGATGCCCCCACGACCAAGAGGTCTTGTGTCGTTGGGGAAGAGCTGAATCTGGCTAGTGAGGCGGTCCCAAACGACCCCCTGCCTGAATCGGACTTTGAGTCTGATGATATGCCTGCCCTCGAGAACATGGGGGGCCGCATGGCTGATTTGCTTGCCTCTGCTGAAGAGAAGACGCCCGTTGTGACGGATAAGGGCGTGAAAGAACGGACTAAATCTCTGTTCGTGACCGCTGGAGCACAGCGGCCTGGCATCAAGCCAAATTTGTGCAACCATCCTCGCAAGCCAGGCCAAGTGTGCCCCTGCTTGTGGAAGCCGCCCAGCAGACGAAAAGACGAGACTGCTGAGGACCACGCCGTGAGGGTGAAGGAGTGGAAGAAGAAACGCAAATATGTCGCCAAGAAACACAACGTGACTTTGCGTGAGGAGAGCCAGATCAATGGCAATTCGGGCTCATGGACTAACAGCGACGACGTAGAGTCTGCTGCTCAGCTCATGAAGTTCGACTTCTTTCAGTTCGCCAGCGAGTGCCACAAGCGCCTCGATCTCGAGGCCGGTTTCATGCGTAAGCTTAAGAACTTTCTGGCAGCACAGCCCCACAGTTTTAGCACTCTGGTCGCGGTGGGTGAATGGAACGATTTGATTAGACATCTTATTGTTTTTCCTGACCGCTCGAGACGAGAGTCCAAGGCTAGAATATTTTCGAGTGTTGTGCTCGTGCTCTATTTGTGCTCCGAAAATTACGCCGATGTTATTTCCAGCTTCAATGCCTTGAATGGCAATAATGGCTCCGCTACCAACACGGACGACCATTTCTTTCTGATTCTGTGCCTGCTGGCATATGTTGCGGGACGCCGCAATACCGAAATTATTACTATGTCAGTCAGAATCAATCAAAATGCACCACGCCGCCGCAATCGTGCAAACAAGGCCAAAGGTCGTCAGCGTACAGCAACCGCTGATATGCGCAAGATGCAAAAGCAGCTTAACAACCTGCTTGGGCAAGCTGATCCCGGCCTCCCTGCCATCATTGGCAGAGACGCCCACGTCGTCCTTCCCGGCGGCAGCAAGCCAGGACGCAAGCAGCGGCAGCCTAGACGCAAGGCCGGAGAGCCTAAAGCGAAGAAAGTGGCTCCTTCTTTTGAGAAGTTTTTGAAAGCTAATTCCTCGGCTTTCTCCACTGATCTGGCCCCGCCGTTCATGTCCTTCAACCCGCAGCCCACTCTCGCGGCCCAGCCGGCTCGGGCTGTTTCTAGCATCACGACCCAGGTTGCCAACAACACCGAGTTGTGGATTGCAGTGGGTGTACAAGACGACGTCTCGATGGACGGAATTGCGTACCATGTGGACTACTTCAGTGACAGTTTGACCACAGCGCGGTGGCTTGGCCCTTATCAGTCAAATTACAGTGACGACGGCACCATTGCCCCTGCTATTGGGGTTTACGCCGGACTCACCGCTGGGTCCTCTTGGACCAACAGTCTGAACACCCGCACTGCCTTTGTTCCTGTTCGGTCGTGGCCTATTGCCACGTCACTCGCAGCTGGAGGCGCTGGGGCCCAGCGCTATATGCCCACTTGCTGGGACATCCTGGGGATCAACACGACCCCAGTGTCTTTGCGCGGGGGAGAATGGATCACCGTTCTGCCTCCTTCCAGTAGCGTTGTGACGAGTGCTGGCATCACCGTGGACCAGCTGATGTTGAATGGGTCCTACAGAGAGCACGGCAGTCAAGAAGTGCACCACCACGTCCCGGTTCGCCCAACCGACATGTCCTACCGGCACCTCCGAACCGACGCAGGACCCGGCGGATCAACAATGTCGAACCCTGCTGGCTTCGTCATCTTTCGCAACAACTCTGGCCAGACTCAGACGTTGCGTATTACATTGGCGCAAAAGTATGCTATCGGTGGAACCGTGGCTGCTGCACTCACGCGCAATGTTGACCTCGCGCCTCATCACGCAGGTCATTACGAGACAGTTAGCTCTGCCGTGACCAACGGCATGGTCATCCTACCCTGGTTGCCGGAGCTTCTGCCATAGCCCATACTGCTACTGAGTTGGGCCATTCAGCCTACGACAAAATTATCGAGTACGGCAAAACTGCGGCCAAGAACGTTCTCACCGCCGCAGCAGTTCAGACGGGCTTCAGCATGGCCGCCTGATTTTAGAAGAAAATACAAATAAAACGCCTTAATTAC